GCCAATACCTCTAATCAGGCTAATAAAGCCTAACTGAAAGGAACGACACCTACTTTATAACCACTCACTGAATCTCGCGGAGTGAATAAATTCGTCGAGTACCACTGATGTTGATCAGCGTCTCGATCGAATCTCCACACACGCGTATGAGTAGTCCTGTAGCCCATAAGGGCATAGGCTAATACTGCAGAGGGCGAATAGCCATACACACCCACCAAAAACGCTACGGGCTTGTAAGCTCGTATGTATCGGATGGAATAACGGATTTTGACTCGCCCCCACGACCGTTCCCGGTCGTGGATAACGATGTCCCCGAGGTCTTTTGGACCGCGAAGTTTCCGTATGTGTGATGGAAGAGCGTCCAAAGCAGTACGCCAAGCACGGCCAAAAAGGCCAAGCCCGTCATCATAATCGCTGTCTGGATTAGCCATCCGGCGAATCCCGTTAGCGAGCGAGATGATTTCTTGAGGTTCATTTGGTAATTCCTTCAGAAAGTAGGGTCTCACGACCGCACCACCGAAGTAGTCACCACCGCAAGATTCCCGAAACCAACAATCTTTACCCCAGAAGGATTTCTCCATATTCAGAGTAAAGCCTGCTTGTTCCAAGCGGAGCTTTAGCTGCATCGCTAAAGCGTCAGGCGCTATTATATCATCCCCGTAAGTGGACAGATTTTGCCCATATACAACAGCGGTATCGTTATCTTCACAGACAACGGCTGCTATGCAGAGGAAGATAATAGTCTCTAACTCAAAAGTAAAACCATTTCCCATAGCACTGAATTTCTCCAGTGGATAGGTCTTGCCCTCATACTCGTAATCCTTCTCGCGAAGGTCATCGAGTAGTTGGTACCAAGTCCGGGGAAACAGAAATCGCACGAGTTCGCGCGAACATGAGTCAGATGCGCTTACCAGGTCTAAGGTACACAAGTGCCTTTCGATGCTTGCTAACATCGCAAGCTCCCTGTGTACGTCGCTCTGCGTGTCTAAATCTATACCAGTCGATTGCTTAAGCCGGTCCCTAAGGACCGACCCGGCACCCAACTGGTAGAAGACATTGACAGATGCGCTCTTAATAATTGCTCGCAGGGTCTTAGCGTCTTTTTCGACGAATAAGAGTTGTCCAGCGGTGACAAACTTAAGAGTAGAGTTACTCTCTAGGCACGATGTGGCCCAGGCAGTACCGACCCAATCCAAGAGGAAAGGGCTAGCACTAAAAGTAACAGTAGGGTCAATGGACAGCTTGTCCAAGGGTGATGAACGATCACCGCGGGTACCGACAACTGATCCTGGGCCAAATCTGGCCTCTCTACACACCCTCGAAATCGAAGGAGCGTTTCCGACAATATCCTTGATCTTTTTTCGAACACGCACGAAGAACTCGTGCATGTCGCGCCGCTGGGCATTTGGTTGCCAGCTATTTAGCGAATCGAAGAGAATATTTGTACGCGCGCATGCTAACTCTGCCTGCCGGAACCGACCGATCGCGTTAGCCTTTCGGCTAAACGATGTAGGAAGGAACTCAGCTTTTCTAAGGAAGCCAGCAGCTGCTGCATCCTTAAAGTAAGAGTCTGCACACGTGTACTGTCGAGGATCGACACTAGCAGTCGCAATTTCATCGTATCTACCTTCATCCCAAGCCTTTTTGAGGCCCAGAGAGTAAGGGGTACCTATGTCGCTCCAAAACTTTGAAGCGACTTTATGGACGAGTTCGTTCATAAATTGTACTACCTCATGTCTTAACTGGCGGTGAAGCCGGTCGCAACCATGTTCTTGAAATCGTCAGACGTGATAAACGCCCCGATGATTTCACAGTGATCCTTACGGACCGCTGCTTCCAGAGACTCTGGAACGGAACCTGTAAGCGTCCAATTCGAACGATCTTTCACGAATGATTGATTGTTCGTATCGAGCGCCATAATGGGCAGTGAGAATTCTACGCGAGGTTGAGTCTTGGTGCGTGCACCATTTTGACCAACTCTTGCGCGAACCTCGGTCTGATGAGCAGGCACAGTCGTGCTTGCTTGATCGCGGTAGACTGCTGGCGTGGACGCGGTACCGCCCTGGACACCCGTGAGGGTGAATGGGGTCACATCGTCGTTCAGAGTCCCAGTTACATTTGTAATTGAAGGCATGATAAATAAACCTATTTAAGGAGTTGAAGAAGTAAAGAAATAGCAGTGGCTCCGCGAGTAATGCTTAGACCTTTAAGGTCGGGCGCAAGATATCTAGGAGTTTCAACAACCGGAGGGAGCTCTCGCATAAATAGAAATGTCCGGTCCCGGTAGGGTCCGTAGCTGGGATAACCAGCTTCTACGTATACGGGTGCGTTCAGGATGCTGCCGCTAGCGTCCCACGTGTCTTTTGTTGTGATCTGAGGATTGGCAATCGCCACTCCATCAAGCGCTGTATAGCGCTTGATTTGGTTGTTTAGACCAAGTTTCCAGTCAAACAAGAAGGACAGGGGCACGGCTTCGTACGCTATGCTCAGGAAATTATTCATTCCTAGACGGTTCTGGAGGTACAGGTTAGGGTTATTCACCCGAACATCTGCCTGGATCCGTACAGAGGTTTTTGATGTGGCGCTCCATTTATGGAGCGTCCCACCGAGAAACTCTGAACCGTTTCGGTCTGAATAACTACTGTGGTAAGCCATGGGTTTTGTCTTCACAGACTCATAAGGAAACGCTGTTGCCAGCGCGTCCAAAGACGTTTGCACGTCACCCAGGGTCGGAGCCCAACCTAGCCAGTATTCTAACCAGTATCCACCCGCGCCTTTTAGGCGCGCACGTCGACTATCCGAAGCCCACTTTTGGTAGGCCCTCAGATAATTTTCACGTGTTTCGATGAACCTAGAGTTTCGAACTCTGAGTTTGGTAAGGTTCTGAGCCCATTGGTCCATTGACCTTGCTTGGGCCCTTACCGCATCCGGTGTAACGAAAGACCTCAGGGTCTTTAAATCACCTCGTTTGGCTGCCCGTGCTAGTTTAACTAGCTCGGTTAGCCTATTAGCAATCATGCTTAAGGTCTGACGACTTTCAGCAGCTGCTATACCGAGTGAACTCGCTTCACCAACACACATTCGTGCGAACTCATCATAGGCCTTAACATAAGCATGGGCTTGGCGATAGCCAACTCTATGCTGTGCGTCGGTCATATATGATTCCGTTGATGTGCAATTGATGTTGGATGCGAATCCCACATATCGATAATAAGGGGTTGGAGGTCTGCTGACCCCATTGACCGTGTGACTACGTGAGTTATAGTAACTCATATAATTACCCGCCCCCTGACTAAATGCATATAAATAGTCAGTCTTATTATCGCGAACAATTTGAACCATATTTTTCTTAACCTATAGGAGTTAATTTCAGGGAAAAAGAGTCTCAG